CGGACACCGAATACACCCCGGTATCCGCCGATTTTGATTCCGTCACGATTGAAGTCTTCATGGACGGCATCAAGCACCAGATCACGGGTGCCCGGGGCAGCTTCAGCCTGTCGATTGCACGCGGCGCGATCCCGAGTCTGTCGTTCAATTTCATGGGCAACTATGTGGCCCCGGCAGACGCTTCACCGCTGACGCCGAACTTCAGCGACTTCAAGATTCCGAAGGGTGCCAACAGCGCCAATACCCAGACCATCACCCTCTTTGGTGAAGACCTGTGTACCGAATCGTTCTCGCTGGAATTGGCCAATAACCTCGTCTACCGCGATCTCCCCGGCTGCGATCCGGCGGCCCTCATCACGGATCGTGCCCCGACCGGCACGCTGGTGTTTGAGATGACCACCGTGACCAGCTACGCCTGGGTGGAAGCCGCCAGAACCAAAACCTCCGGCGCATTCCAGATCATCCACGGCACCGGCGCAGGGTCCATCGTCCAGATCGACGCCCCCGCCGTCACCATCAACCCGCCGAGCTATTCCGACAGCGATGGCGTGCTGATGCTCTCCGCGCCGATGGTGTTCGAGCCGACCAGCGCGGGCAATGACGAGTTGGTGCTGACCTTCAAGTAAACGCCCGGACAGGCAGTCGCATCACGACCCTGAGTCCAGGGCTGTCTACAGCGCCCCCCGCCGCTGGTGATGAAGCGGGGGACTCATTCCCTAAACAGACAGATAGGTAAACCCAATGGCATTTGTCCTCAAACCCAAAAGCGAAGGCTTTTATTACGGGGTGATTCTCCCCGTCGTCAACGAGTCCGGTGCATCCCAGGCCATCAAGTTTGAAATGAAGTTCAAGCGGGTCAGCCGTTCAAAACTGAACGACTTGCAAAAGGCCCAGGAGCAGATGACGGAATCGGAAGTGGTGGTCGATAGCCTGGAACGGGACACCGACTATGTGATGGACATTGCAGAGGGCTGGCGGCACGTCTCTGAAGCGGACGGTGCGGAGGATTTGCCGTTCAACCGCGCTAACGTCTGGCTCATGCTGAACAACTATCCCAACGCGGCCAGCGTGATTGTCGCCGCGTTTTTTGAAGCGACTCTCGGGGGCGGCAAGCGAAAAAACTAGAGGACGCGGCCAGCCATTGGGCCGCGCCTTCCAGACCGCACGCCGGCAACGACGATCTGGCCGAGGCCATGCGGGCCTTTGGCGCACCCGAGGAGGTCATCCATGACACGCTGGAAAGCCAGGTGGAAGACGACGGCCCATGTGAGGTCTGGGAGGAAAACTGGGACACGCTGATGGTGTTCCTGGCACTTCAGACGCAATGGCGGCGGGAAATTCCCGCGATGTCCGGGCAGATGATCTGGCACGGCCTCCGGTACACCGAGGCCGAGGTGGTCATCAGGATGATGGGCCACCAGAAGCAGCAGAAGGATATTTTTGACGGGTTGCGGGTGATGGAATCCACCGCCCTGCCGATTCTCAACAAGCCGAGTAAGTGACACATGGCAGACTCTATCCAGTTAGGCATTCGGATCACGGCGGACGGCAAAGGGGCCGAAGGCACGATCAACAGCCTCAACCGGACCATCGAGAAAGTCGGGGACTCCTCCCGCAAAGCCAGTGCCAGTCTCGGCGGCATTGAAAAAGCCACCCAGGGACTCAGCAGCGCCGCGTCTACCGCAGGCCGTGCCTTGGCGGGGTTGGGGGTGGCCTTTTCGGCCCGTCAATTGATTCAGACCGCCGATGCCTATTCCGGCATCGTCGCCAAGCTCAAACTCGTCTCGGGGTCCACCCAAGAGTTTGCCGCTGCGCAGTCACAACTGTTTGAAATCAGCCAGCGCAATATGACCCCGCTGGCGGAAACCGTGCAGTTGTATTCGCGGCTGGCCACGTCGATGCGGGATCTGGGGCGGTCGCAGAAAGACACCCTGGCCATCACCGATCTGGTGGGCAAAACCATTCGCATTTCCGGTGCGGATGCCTCCAGTGCGGCAGCCGGTATCCTGCAATTCTCCCAGGCGATTGGTTCCGGCGTGCTGCGTGGCGACGAGTTCAACAGCATGATGGAGAACTCGCCACGTCTCGCCAAAGCACTGGCCGATGGGCTGAATGTGCCGATAGGCTCGCTCCGCGAAATGGCGGCACAGGGCGAACTGACTGCCGATAAGGTCGTCAACGCCATCCTCTCGCAGTCAGAGGCCATCAAGCGCGAATACACCACCATGCCGGTGACGGTATCGGGGGCGTTTCAGCAGATCCAGAATGCGCTGACGGCGTATGTGGGGCAAACCGATCAGGCCAATGGGGCATCGAAAGAACTGGCCGAGGCGCTGTCTTTAATTGCCAACAACCTTAATGAGATTCTTGACCCGCTTTCCACCGTCATCAACACCTTGGTCAAGATTGAGGTCGGCGGTTGGTTGACGCTGGTGGATGCTATCAAAGCCGCCAAGGTAGAACTCAAAGAGATGGTGGGGCTAAAGGATGGCGGTGGGGCTATCGACCCCGAAGTGGTCAAACTGATGCGTTATGGTTTAGGCCAAGCATCGATTGGTGAAATCGCCGGTCCACCGCCGCAAGCCGCTGCCGCACAGAAAGAGTTTTTCGACGGCGTAAAACGCGGGGCCAATGATGCCGCGCTGGCCATGACCAAGCTCTCTGAAAAGCAGAAAGCCGTCGCTCAAATTGTCATCGAGACGGCCAAAGCCTACAAGGTCGATCCGGCCTTTGCGCTGGCGATTGCCCAGCAGGAAAGCGGCTTCAACCAGTTGGCCAAGTCCGCTGTGGGTGCGCGGGGCGTGATGCAGTTGATGCCGGGAACCGCCAAGCAATTGGGCGTCAATTTCAACGACCTGAACGACAACATCAAGGGCGGGGTCATGTACCTGGCCCAGCAAGAAAAGCAGTTCAAATCCCTACGACTGGCAGCGGCGGCGTACAACGCTGGCCCCGGCAACGTGCAGAAATTCGGTGGCGTGCCGCCCTTCAAAGAGACGCAGAACTACGTCGTTTCGGTCGGGGCGCTGTATGAGAAGTGGCAGAAAGTCCTCGGCGCGCAGGGTGAGTCCTTCACCTCCGCCAAAGACCAGGCCGATGAACTCAGCACCGCGTTCAATCGCCTGAAAACCCATCAGGACGACCAGGTGAAACGGGCCGAAGAATACGCCAAGGTTCAGGTCGAACAGATCAAGACCCGACTGGCGGCGATGGATCAGGAGCGGCAAGCAGCAGCGGATGTAGCTGCGCAGGAATTGGCCGGGGCCAAAACCTATCAGCAGAAATCCGACATCATCGAGGCTGCGCAACAGAAGGCGGCGGCGTACAACGCCGAAGCACTGGACATGGTCCGAGCCGAGTTTGATGCACAGGAAGCCGTCATCAAAGCCCGACAGGCCGCGCTGGCCAATGAACTGGCGCAAGCGGATCAATACAACGTCACCATCGACGAGCAATTCAAACTCAAGCAAGCCTTACGGGCGGCGGATAACGACCTCGCCATTCTGGCCCAGAATCGCGCCCAAGCCGAAATTGCGGCCAGCGGCAAAGCCAACGAGTTTGCCCAGAAAGCCATCACCCTGAAGCAGGGCGAAGCCAGCGCCATTGACGGCATCATCGGTGCCTATCAGCGGCAACTCGACATCCTGACCCGATTGACAGCAGCGAAGGAAGCGGGCGCATCGGCAGATCAGTTGTCGTTACTCAATGACTTTTATCAGTCCGCCGACGCACTACCCGAACTGGTATCGCCCGATCAGATCGCGCGGATGGAGCAATACACCTTATCCACCAAGGCGCTCAAGGGTGCGGTGGATGAGTTGACCGGCGCACAAAAGAAAAACGAGGAGCAGGCCGTCAAAGAATCCCAATTGCGTCAAAACGCTTTCTGGGATCAGTTGATTGGCCGCGCCCAAGAGTACGCCAACATCTGGAATCAGATAGGCGAAAACGGCAGCGACGCCTTCTCCGTGATGATGGTGGCGTCCAACAAGTTCATCAAGAACGTCGATCAGATCGGCAAAGCCTACGACGCCGTGCGTGAAAGCGGCGGCGGCAGTTTTGCGCTGGACCTGGCCGAAGGCATGGCACAGGCTCAAAACGGTCTTAACATGGTGGCGCAATCGCTGATTTTGGTGCGCGACCAATACGCCAAGGGGTCCGCCGAATACCAGAAGTATGAGCAGATGGCGGCGGGCGTTGCGGTCGCGGCCAAAATTGCAGCGGTGGCCGAGGGCATTCTGGCGGTGGTGCATCAGATGTCGTCGGGCGATCCCTATACCGCCATCCCCAGAGCGTTGGCCGTGGCGGGCATGTTGGCCAGTCTCGGCATCCAGACCGGGGCCAGCGGCGGCAAGGGCACATCAGCGACCACGCAGAGACGACAGGAAACCCAAGGCACCGGCACCGTCTTTGGTGACACGGCGGCCCAGTCCAACTCCATCGCCAACTCGCTGGAGATCATCCGCGAGAATACCAGCAACGACCTGAACTACTCCGCCGCCATGCTGCGGGCGATGGAAGACTTGAGTCTGAACATTCTGGCGCTGGCCAACCAGGTCACGATGTCAGTCATGCCCGCGATTGACGAAGCCCTGAAAAACAGCGGCATGAAGTTTGGCATGTCGCGGATCAGTCTTTTCTCCGGCTTCAACAAGCAGTTGACCGATTCCGGCATCGGCTGGTTTGAAACCGCGCTGGGCGACATTCTCAAGGGCGGTTTCAGCGCGAAATTGTATGCCGACGTGACGAAATCCTTTGAGGTCTTCGGGATGGCGTTGTCCAGCAGCACCAAGACCTATGTCGGGGAAGCGGGGCAAGAAGTCAGTAACCAGATCATCCGCATCTTCAAGGATATTGTCACCGCATTCCAAGAGGGCGCTAAAGCCTTTGGGGTGGCCGGTAACGATGTGCTGGCCGCGCTGGAAGGCTACACGATTGGCCAGACGCAGATCAGCCTGAAGGACATGACGCTGGAAGAGCAGACCAAGGCACTCAATGCCGTCTTCTCCAGCATCACTGACAGCATTGCCGAAACCCTCGACCGCAATCTCGGCCTGCAACTCGACCGATTCAGGCAATCGGGCGAAGGCATGGCGCAAACCTTCCTCCGCGTCTCGGCAGGCATCAGCCGCGCTCAGGGCGAACTGGAACGGCTGGGTGTCGAGGCCATCCGCTATACGAAGATCACCAACGCCCAGGGCAACGTCGCCGCTGAAATCATTCGGCAATCGCTGGCGGCACAGACCACTCTCTCCTCCGGCGTGCGTGAATATATCAACGTGCTGCAAGGCGGAGCCGAAGAGATTGTCGAGGCTTACAAGACCATCATGCGGGCCTCTAGCCTATTGAAGACCGCAGGCATCGGGGACAGTGGCTTCAGCATCGTCATGACCAACGCGGCGGGCGGGCTGAGCGCCTTTGTCGAAGCGATGGAGTCCTTTACCGACAACTTCCTCTCACCGGCTGAACAATACGCCGGAGCCGTGCGCGATGTGGGCGAATCCTTTGCCCGTCTGGGCGTCTCCTTACCCACCAGCAAGGACGGCTTCCGCGATCTGGTGGCCGGGATCGACACCAGCACCGACGCCGGCAAGAAACTCTTCGGCGCACTCATCGCACTGGCTCCGGCTTTTGCCGAGATCGCCACTCAGGCCGAATCCATCCGCGAAAAGTACGCCGCCGTCCTCGATCCGTTCAAGGCTATGGGCGATCAGATCAAGGAAGTGGGCAGCGATTTCAAAACCTTGCTGACCGGCGTGACGGCTGGCTCCATCAGCCGACTGGAAGTCATCACCACCGGGGCCAATAACGCTCGCGATCCGCTGTTTGCCGAGCGCAATGCGCTGATGAAGCGCATCAAGGCCCGCTTCGGTGGTGTGGCGCAGATGAATGAACAGGTCGCGTACTGGGAGCGCAAGCTGGCCGACGAACTGGCCAAGGCACCCAAGAAGCAAAACAAGGAAGTCATCAAGACCTTAAAGACCAAGATTGCCCGCTGGTCCAGCCTCAACAGCGAACTCAACGCGCTGAATGAGGAACTGGCGCAGATCATGGCCAAGGAGGGCATGGATAAAGCCGCCGAGATCGCCCGCGTCGCCCTGGAGAAGCAGGCCATCATCGATGACGCGGTGACCTCGATGGGCGCGACACTCGAAGATGTCTTCAGCCAGATCGTCCAGACCGTTCAAGCCAGCCAGCAACGGCTGCAATCGGTGGTCGCCGTGCAGAAGTCACTGGCCTCTCAACTGGCGCAACTGCAAGGGCCGGGGGCGGTCTTCGACCTGGCCAATGCCGACCGCAACAGCGCGTTCGGCGCTATCGACAACTATATCCTCGGTGTGCAGGGCGGGGCAGGGCGCAATGTCGAGACGGAAGTCGGGCTACTCAATGATGCCCAGGCGGCGGTCATGGCCCGCTATAACGCCGAGATCGCCGCGATTCAGGAAGCCGAGCGCGAATACATCGCCGCTGAAACCGACCGGCTAAATGCCAGCCTGCAAGCCCAGATCGACGCTATCAATGCCGCCACCGAAGCGGCCATTGATGCCGAGTCGGATCGGTTGGAAGCCGCCATCAAGGCCCAAGGCAAGTTGGATCAGGCCGAGCAGAAGGCGCTCAACCAGCGGTTTGATGCCGAGCAGAAAAGGCTGAACAAGCAGTTCGACGCCGAACAAAAGGCGTTGAACAAGCAGTTCGATCAGGAGCAGAAAGCCTTGCAGAAGGCACATGACGTGCAGATGAAGGCCCTGACCGACGAACTGGATGCGGCCAACAAACTGCGCGATGCCATCCGCAACATCCAAGACTACGTGCGCGGGATGGCGCTAGGTGGGAACAGTCCGCTGTCACCCGAACAGCGGCTGGCCGAAGCCCAGCGGCAATATCAAGACCTGCTGCTAAAAGCCCAAGGCGGCGATGCCGAGGCGATGGGCAAGCTGACGGGTGCGTCAGATGCCTACCTCGAAGCCACCAAAGCCTATTACGGCAGCGGCACGCAATACGCCAACACGTTTGATGCCGTCAAGAATGCCATGTCCGCCATCGGCGGCATGTCAGCACCTGACCCTGACTCGATCCAGTCGCGCATTGACGAACTGCGGGAATCGCAGGCATCCCAGCTTGAAGCCTTGCGCGACCTTCAATCCGATCAGATGGACCTGCTGCGAGAGCAGCAATCCGAGCAGATGGATGTCCTGCGAGACATCCAGGCTGAGCAAATGGATCTGCTGCGCGAACAGCAGCAAGATCGGTTGGATGCCCTGCGGACCGCATCTCAGGCGGTGCAGGACGAAATTCGCAAAACGGCGCAAGCCCAGATCGAAGCCGCGCAGAAAGCCACTCAGCAAAGCATTGCTGACCTGAGTGACCCGAACAAGAACCTTGCCATGCGGGCCGCACGGGAAGCCGCTGAACGCGATCTGAAAGAACTGCAACGACTAGCCGAACTGACCCGCATCGAAGCGCAAAAGCAAGCGGACGAGGCCAAGGCCCAAGCCGAACAGATGGCCCGCGACGCTCTGGATTTGGCCAACAAACAACTGGCAGAACTCCAAGCCGGTACCCGGGTCAGCCGCGATACCGTCGCCGCGCTCAACGCCATCCTACGCAACGCGAAGCTGGAGCCGATACCCGGCTACGCCAACGGCGGCATGGCGGGTCCGGGACTGGCAATGGTGGGTGAACGGGGGCCGGAACTGGTCCGCTTCAATCGACCCGGCCAGGTTATCAATGCCAACGACACCAAATCGATGCTGGGTGATGACGAGAAGATCGTCGCCGCCATTGCAAGGCTTGAACTCCAGATGCAAGCCGTCGTCGTCACGCAATCCAACGCCAACCCGCAAATCATCGACAAGCTGTCCGGCATGGAAGCCCGGCTCAGCAAGATGGAACGCACTCAACGCTTTACCGTAGGAGCCTGAACCGATGGCCGACAAAAAATTCAGTCAACTCAATGCCGCGACCACGATCTTTGATGCGGATGACTTTGCCGTGGTGCAGGACGGCGAAACCAAGCAAACCAATGCCAGTGTCGTCAAAACCTACGTCAAGGACGGACTGAGCAAATCCGATGTGGGCCTGGGCAATGTCGATAACACCAGTGATGCAACTAAGAACGCGGCAACGGCTACGCTGACGAATAAAACGATTTCGGGCAGCAGCAACACACTCTCGAATATCGGCAACAGCAGCCTGACCAACAGCAGTATCACGATCAACGGCAACGCCGTCAGCCTGGGTGGCAGCACCACCGTGACAGCTACCGCATCCCATGCCCTGACACTCGGCACCGGGCTGACCGGCACCAGCTATAACGGCTCCAGCGCTGTCACTGTGGCCATTGATACCAGCGTCGTCACCACGCTGACAGGGACGCAGACGCTCACCAACAAAACCCTCAGCGGGGCGAATAACACGCTCTCGAATATCGGCAACAACAGCCTAGTTAATTCAAGCATCACATTCGGCGCCACCGCAGTCTCTCTCGGCGGTACGGTATCTGGGTTTAATGGCGTTTCTATCGGAGCGTCTTCGGCTTCTACGGGAGCATTCACCAACCTCTCTTATACCGGCACGCTCACGGGCGGCACGGGCGTTATCGCCATCGGCACTAACCAGATATACAAGGATGCGTCTGGGAATGTGGGGATTGGGGTTACGCCGAATACATGGCTTTCAAATCGTAGAATACTCCAAATAGGCGGGAGTCCGTCGGCTGTATTATCGCTGAATGGCACAGCGGTTGTCAGTGAAATAGCTCATAACTGCTACTTAGACGTAACAGGCGTATTCAAATACGTAAACACTGGCGGTGCGTGTTTATGGTCGACAAATAGCGGGGGTACTGAATGGTACGCCACAACCTCTGGAGCAGCAGGAGCCACAGCGACTTTTGGCGCGGCCAAGATGGTTTTGAGTGCTACAGGAGTTCTAACTCTTGGCAGCGCCATCAGCCTCGACCCCACGACAGCAAATGCGCTGGTGGTTAATAGTAGTGGGAACGTGGGGATTGGGGTCGGATCACCTGTATTAACCTTAGATGTTGAACGTGCTGCTAGCACTGTTTTCTCTGGAACCGGCTACCGAGTGTCTAGGTTTACGTCAACTTCTGCTGCGGCAGCGGACAAGCCGGGAGTTATTCTTGGGTTTGATACTTCCGGTGCTGGTATTGTCGCGGCTGCAACGCAATCCACAGGTCAACCTTTAGCATTTTGGACTTATAACGGATCAACATGGGGAGAACGCGCCCGCATCACATCGGCGGGGGATTTTAATGTTGCGTCACAAACAGCGACTCCCGCTGGCGGGTCAACAGCAGCCAGATTGATTTTTGGGACCACCGCAGGGTTTGGTATCTATTACGGATCAGGTGCACCAACGGTATCAGCCGCGCAAGGTTCAATATACTTGCGTAGTGATGGATCAAGCACCTCTACAAGACTTTATGTAAACACTAATGGTTCTACTACTTGGACCAACGTAACTACAGCCGCTTAATAGGAAAACATCATGGCCGATTACAAAGAAACTGACGTATCCGGTGTTGCATGGCAACGGGCGTATCAAATCCTGATCCTAAACCCACTGGACCAACCGGCGACGGTGCGGTATGACGAAGAGCAGGTAATTAACCTCAACAATGAGCAGATCAAGCAATTTGTCGGCAATCTGGGCTATACCGTAGACCCGCTCGGCATCATCGAACTCCGCGACCCAGAAACCTTGGAACTGACCGGCGAAACGATCCCCGTTGCTCTGGTACACCAAGCACTCTTCTCGGATTACCTGAACCGCGCCGAGATCCGCGACAACCCGCCGGTCGTTGAGCCTGAAATCACTGAAACCCCCATCGAGGAATAACCCATGCCCGAAAAAATTAGCCTTTCTACGAACCTGGTCAATAACCTGTTGGCCTATCTCGGCACCAAGCCGTTTGCAGAAGTCAGCCAACTGATCCAGGCGGTCCAGCAGGAAGCCCAGGGCCAGATCAGCCCGCCCGAAGAACCGGCGGCTGAGTAACTTGTACTGAGCGGAGCCGAAGTATGTCCTTTTACCTCCTTCTTGAGACCGGCGACCGGCTGCTGACCGAGAATGGCGACCGCATTCTGCTGGAGCAGGCCCCGGCAGATGTGGCGTACTTTGTCCGCCGCTTCACGCACATCTTCCTCGCGGAGATCGAGGCGTATGACCCGGCGACCGAGACGACCAAGACCTGGCTATTTGCCAGCGGATCGGGTTTTGACAAGGCGGGGGATTTCTACACGCCGCGCATGGAGAATCCGGCGACCTTCAGCCGATCCATGTCGGGTATCTCTGGCAGGGCAGGGCAGTCCTTCGGTGAGTTGACCATCCTCAACCCGGATAACGCGATTGCTGCGCTGGGTGAGGACTTCTTCGACGGACGCACCCTGACGCTGAAGTGGGGCGACCGCGATGGCACGTATGCCAGCTTCCAGACCATTCTGGTGGCGACGATTGAAACGCTGGGCATTGAGAAGGACCGCTTGAGCTTTCGCCTGCGCGACAAGGCCATCACGCTGGACCAGCCGTTTGCGACCGTCAAGTATGCGGGCACCAACGCCCTACCGCTCGGCGTGGAAGGCACGCCCGATGACATCCAGGACCAAATCAAGCCGCGCCTCTTTGGCCGCATCGCGCTGATGCAGCCGGTGCTGGTCAACACCGCCAAGCTGATCTATCAAGTCAACGAGCAGGCGGTGGATGCCGTGCTGAATGTGTTTGACGGGGGCGCGTATTTGACCAAGGCCAGCGATTACAACAGCCTGTCGGACCTCTACGCCTTTGACCCACCCGCAGGCCAATGGCGGGCGTTTCCCCCGCTGGGGCTGATACGGCTGGGGTCCACGCCCATCAACACGCTGTCGGTATCGGTGGTCGAGAAATGGGACCACCTCCAGAACACCGCAGCCGGACTGATTCAGCGCATCCTCACCGAGAAGGGGGTGACGAACTGGGTATCCGGGGACTTTACCCTGCTGAACCAGAAGAACGCGGGCAGCCTCGGCATCGTCGTGGACGGCGAAGAGACGACCGCCAGTCTGCTGGATCGCATCTGCGCCAGTGTCGGCGCTTGGTGGGGCTTCGATGCGCTGGGCCGCTTCCGTGTGGCCCGCTTTGAAGCGCCCACCGGATCAGCCGTGGCGACGCTGACCGATGACCTCATCATCGATGCCGAACGCCAGCCAGAGACGCAGTTGCCGTTCTGGTCGGTCAAGGTCAAGGCCGACATCAATTATGCCGTGCAAGACAAGAACGGATTGGCGGGCGTCGTCACGGAATCGCGGGCTGCGTGGCTAAAGGAAGCCAGCCGCGAACAGAAGGCCGAAAACGCGACCGTCAAAACCACTCGACTGTTGGCCGATGAGATCACCTATGACACGTCGCTGAACGGCATCAGCATCGCCCAGGCTGAAGCGGCCCGACGCTTGAACCTGTACGCGGTTCGTCGCGATGTCGTCAACATCACGCTGGCCAATCCGCAACAGTATTACACCTCGCTGGATCTGGGTGCCGTCGTCAATCTGGCTTCGACCCGTCTCGGCTACGGCACCGGGCGACTGATGACCGTCACCCGCGTGGGTGTGGATTATCAAACCAATACCATCGACCTGACCTTGTGGGGATAGCATGGCTTTTATCTTGGGGTACGCGAATCAGGTAGACGATGCGCCGGTTTCTGGAGGCAGTTGGGAGGCGGCCTATCCGCTGACCAATATCAAGACCCGCTATCTGTATCAGCGGGCGCGGTCTACCGATGACCTGGCCACCAGCAGCACGATGGTCATCGACACGGGCGAAAACCAGACCATCGGCGTGGTGGCCTTGATTCGGCACAACATCAGCAGCAACGGCACGGTGCAAATCCTTGGCTATGAAAACGCGGGGCTGACCGAGTTGGCCTATGACTCCACGGAACTGTCGGTGTATCCGGGCGGCGAGTTCGCCCATGCCTTCACCCCGGTCGCGGCCCGGTATTGGAAGATCATCATCGATGACAGCGGCAACCCGGACGACTATATCGAGCTGGGCCGGGTCTTTATCGGCTGGAAGTTTGAGCCAGAAGTCTGCACAGACTGGGGTATGTCTATCGGCGTCGAATCGCAGACCACCGTCATGCAAGCCTTGGCAGGCCCCGAATACTTTGACAGCCGCCCGAACCGCCGCATCGTCACCGGGCAATGGTCCTGGCTGACTCAGGCCGAGGCGCATGGGGTTTATCTCAGCATCCTACGTGAGCAGGACGTGGAGAAAGAGGTGTATGCCATCTTCGACCCGGACACGCCGTTTCCTGACCAGTGCTGGTTTCTGGGGCGATTCAGGACGCTGAGTCCGATCAGTTGGCCTTACTTAGACAGACACTCTGTTGGCTTTGAAATTAGCGAGGTGCTTTGATGGCCCTCTATCGCCAAACAGCCACCCAGTTCATCGGTGAGTTCGCCAGCAATCCCGGCATCGGCTGGGTACTGATTGCCGCGCAGCCGACCGACACCATTGCCAACCGTGTGACATGGTGGCGCAATCTGGACAAAGGCACCTTCACCTCCGCGTGGCACCCGTCCGAATTGGCCAGCGCCGAAGTGCCTGGGCGCGACACCAACGCCGGATCGGGCATCAACATCCTGCCGAACGATTACAGCAGCTTCGAGTGGGCCGGGGCGATGCCGCCCACTTACACCAGCGGCATGACGGTCAACCGCACGGCGGCAGCCACCTATCACGGGCAGTATGGCGTTCGACTCACCACCACCTCGGCAGGTGGCACCGTCTGGCTGGCTGCGAGTGGATCGGACTTCAACATCCCGCTGGCCGCGTCATCGAAGTGGATCGTCTCGGCCCATGTCCGGCCGCTGACGAATGCGGCGGTCAGCTTGTCATTGCGACTCAAGACGCAAGGCGGCACCACGCATAGCGTCACCCTGACCTCGGGCGCATCGTCCACCGGCTGGGTGCGCGTCTCCGGTGTGCTGGACTTGTCGAGTGACACGTCCGCCTTCGGGCAATTGGGCGTCAGCCTCACGAACAACAGCACCAGCCTCGACATCGATGCGCTGATGCTGGAGGAGAAGATCGGGCCTTACGACACGGCCAGCACCTTCTACAGCCCGTGGGGCAATGGGCTGTCCGGCGGTGAGATCGGCGACGGCAGCATTGTCCAGGACAAGCTGTTTGGCGACCTGTCCAGCCGCATCAACCTCATCGATGCGTCGTCTTTGGTGCCTAACTCAGTCAACGCCCGACTTGCCGCCCAATACGACACGCTGGTTCAGCAAATCAGCGAAGTCTCGGTCGGCAACGGCCAGTTCGACTCGCGGATCATCTATTACTTCGACCAGGCATCGGACATCACCGGCTGGACTGGCACCAGTGCTTCGCTGGCCGTCTCTGGCGGCTTTTTGGCGGTCACTGCCACGGGCAGCAATCCCAAGTTCAAAACCGCCACCATCGCGGTCGATGGCAGCGCTTATCCGCTGGTGCGTCTCCGCGTCAAGCGCACGGGCGGCAGCGGCTGGACTGGCACCTTGCGCTACTACTATTCGGGCGGGTCGGCTGTTTTGACGGTGTCCGAACCGCCGCAGATCGGCAGCGAGTATGTCGAGGTGGATTGGGACCTGTCGGCCCAGACGCTGTACACCAGCAACACGATTACTGCCATCGAGATACAGCTTGGCACGGCATCTGGTGACAACTACTCCATTGACTGGATGGGTGTGGGGCGTAATGCGCCCGGCGCGTCGTTCTCGCAAGTCGAAGCCGTGCGCGTGCTGTCGGACAACAAAACGCGGGTGTTCTATCAGAACGCCGCACCGACCAGCGATGCCAATTACACGCTGAAAGCCAACGACCTGTGGTTTGATACCGATGACGGCAACAAGCCGTACCGCTGGACGGGATCGGCGTGGGCGGAAACCACCGACACCCGCCTCGCGGACAGTTGGTCAGAAATCCTCGACATCCGCAACGCCACGGCCAACCCATCCGGTGCCGCCGCCCAGCGCATCAACAGCATCAGTGCTACGGCCAGCAGCAAGAACAGGACTTACTATCAGGCCAGCACCAGCGCACCTTCGTCACCGACGACGGGGGATATTTGGTTCCAGACGGACCAAGGCAACAAGGCCTTCCGTTGGAGCGGATCGGCGTGGGTGGAGACGACCGACACGCGCTTGCCCACGGCAGTGGCCAGCATCGACACCATCGAAACCGCCCGCATCGGCTATTGCACCATCGGCGGCAACACCTCCGTGCATGGCGACAAGACCGCGTGTGAAGCCGCAGGGGGGACGTGGGCCACGGGCCTGCCTTGGGCGACCGCCGTCCGACAAGTCAGCATCACGGCGGCCAATGGCCAGTCGGCCACGGTGCAGCAGCAGTTCGAGACGATTTACGGGGCGGGCGGGCTGCGCGCCCAGTATTCAGTCAAGCTGGATGTGAATGGCTATGTTGCAGGCTTCGGCCTTTACAACGAGGGTGCTGGCGCGTCCGGATTCATCGTCAGGGCTGACAAGTTCGTGGTGGGATCGGCGGGCAGCAATGTCGTCCCGTTTGAGGTGGTCAGCGGCATTACCTATATCAAGAATGCCGTGATCCGCGATGCAACGATTACTAGCGGAAAGATTTTAAGCCTGGAAGCCGGGAAAATTACCGCTGGCACCATCGGCGCTGAGACCATCACGCTCAATGGGTCGTCGTCCATTCTCCGATCCAGTAACTATGTGGCCGGCTCAGCCGGTTGGCAGATTCGCGGCGATGGGGTGGCTGAATTTGCCAGCGCAGCAATCAGAGGAACATTGACTGCGGATAGGATCAGCGGGGGTACGCTGAACTTCAGCACCTTTACGGCGAGCAACATTAACGCAGATAGTATTACTGCCCGCACCATATCAACAGGAAAGATTGCAATAGGCGGCATCGGCACGGATAACCTGGCCGCCAGTGCGGTTACCAAGACCTATGCGGGTTATGGCAATCCCACCAATTCCATAGCCTATGGCGTTGCTGTAGAGGTTTTTTCACAAACTGTATCATCAAATTATGGCGCTTTAGGCCCGGTCGTTCTTGGTCTTTCTGTCTCAGCCCTAAATCCACGATTTAATGATCGCGGCCTTTATATAAAATGCCTCGTGGTGTCGAACGACGGATTTTCCTTTTATCAAGAAGGTGCCTGTACGGCCAATACCTTTGCCTTAGCCGTTCCGATGATTGTGGTGCAACCAGCCAATAGCAGCACATCAAGAACCTATACTTTTTATGTTGAGTTTGCGGATGGCCTCAACAGTAGCGGTTCTGTAAATCGCAGATATTCAGCTTACGCCCTGCTGCTTCAGAGATAATTATGGATTCACTCACTGAGTACGAAACAGAGACAGGCCAAATCTTTATGGCTTACTCTTTCCCATCGGGTGAAGATGGCATTATCCGCCGAGAGGGTTTTTCGTATGTGTCCGGGTTTTACACCAACACCGACCACTACATCCACAACGGTGAACCCACAGAACGCCCCACGCAATCCACCACACTGGATGGCCGCAGCCTGACCGGGCTACCTGTCCCCGCCTTATTGCACATTGACGGCGAGACTTACACTGTCGATAACGGCGAGGCCGAACTTGAGTTTCCGCTACCCGGCACCTACCGGCTGCGCGTGGAGGCATGGCCGTTCAAGGATTGGGAGGGGGAGGTGACGGTACCTGTGCTGAGCGGAGCCGAAGCATGAAGATCGTCTATCGCAAAAACCTCGACACGCTCAGCGTCGATCCGATTCAAGCCCGCGAAGCCATCCGCAGGGCAGGGTTGTTGGAAGCCGTCGAGACCTACATCAACGCCCCGGGGACTGATCCACTGGTCAAAAGCGCCTGGGAATATGCGCTGACATTCAAACGCACGTCACCGACCATTCTAGCCGTTGCTACCGCAATGGGCTGGAGCGATCAGGATTTGGATGGGCTGTTTATTGCGGCGAGTCAGATTGAGTATTAGCCGTCACCACAACTGCGCGGCCAGATCACTCCCGCGCAAATTGCTATAGCGGCGCAGCATTCTTGGGTCGCGATGCCCGGTGATAAGGCTGATCTGAAGATCGCTCAACTGAGTGCGCTCAAAGAGTCGGCAA